CCGGATGGGCATCTCCGTACAATGCGAATAGATCCCATCGTTCCAATCGTCCATATTGGCGTTTGGCCAGTGGCGCCGAATGCCGTTGAGATTGCCTTCGCCGCCCGATATGATGCCATGCACGTAGCGGTTGGTTGCGCAATCCGTAAAGCGAAATGACCAATACACGTTTCCGTTACTGTCTCGCTTACTGTAGATCTTCTCCAGTATTGCGACGATGTTCATAGTACACCTCCAATTTCTCAACTCATGCCTCAACTCATGCCGTCCTGCGGGTGGTACGAGTAGTGCCCCCACCCGCCACGATCCTCATCGAGCCAGGCATCGCCACAGCCACACGTCCCAACCCGGTGATTCGGCGTCCCGGGCCGGCCGGCCGTGGAGATCCCGCCCCAGTCGATTTCTCGGCCGCACACGTGACACGTGCGGAAGTCGGCCGTCTGCCGGGAGCACACGGTATCGCCGTTAGCATCCACCGTGTACTCGGCACATGCCTCGCAGACGGGGACGCTGCTATCGTCCGTGGTCGTGGCCGGCTCGGTGCAGCCACAGCTATTGCACTGGCAGTCAGGCCAGCCATCCAGCTTGTGGCACGCAGGATTCGCGCGGCCCTCATAACCGGATTCGTCGAACACCCATTGACCTATGGTGAGATCCTCATCCCACTTGCAGGCCTCGGCGAAATCGTCATAGCTGCGGACATTGAGGCCATGCTTTGCGGCCAGGTCCTCGAATTCTTGTCGGGTTATCATGATATGCCTCCTACTATTGGATTTCGCGCAATTGGTCCAGCTCGCCATGGGCGTACATATCATCGAGTGCCAAGTATTGATCGACACACGCGCGATATTGGGTTTCCGCGTTTTTGCTGTCCTGACTCCAACCGAAGTCCTCGCAAAACGTCGCGAACGACCCGGGATTGTGCTTTTCCATGCACGCCAGGATTGAGTAGGCGCCCGGCTGCGAACGCTCAGGGTTTGTATCCGTGCGTTGCATCCAGGGTTGTTTCGTGAAGGCGTATTTCCATCCGGATTTCCTTTTTATTCGCCAACGAGCGCTGTTCGCCACGGAATTGGCGAAGGTAAACGAGTAGGAGCGCTTCCCCCTTGATAGCGTGACGTTGTATACGTCGCGCGTTGTGTCGTCATCTGGGAAGTAGACCCGCGTCGATTCAAACGCGATATGGAGCGTGCTGTTTGTGTCTTCCAGCCAGGCCAGCGCGGCATCTTCGTAGTCGCTTCGTTTTTCTGGTCGCGGCGTTTTGGTGGCGTACGTTACTCTGGTCGTCATTTGAATTCTCCATAGCCCGCCGGCGGCATTGCCGACGGGCGTTCGTTTTGCCTACTTGGCGACATAGGCGTTCAGATTGACAGTCAACGGCTTTCCCTCGACGACAGCAGCCGTGTGTAAGGGCCCGTGCGTAGAGGCAATGATGAGAGTCTTGCCGCTCTTTGACGGCGCAGGAATTCCAAGATCCGCCGTTACGATGAGTTTTCCGTCTTTGACTTCTGCCGATACCATATATGCCTCCTAGATCATCTGGCCGGCGCTGATGCGCTGAAGCATTTGCCGGCAGTTATTATGGCAATCGCGCGCTAGCTGTTGATACGCGCTTATGGGTTTGCCGTCTAGGTGTTCTTCACGCGCGATGCGCTGGCAATGCGCGGCAAAGACCTTGTTTAGGCCCTGCCCAGTCAACCGTACCTCGACACAGCGCGATAGCAGCGGGTTGGCGTCCATCTGCATATCGGCAAACAAAGACAGTCCCTCCGTTGTAGTGGTGAACACCCATACCACGTGTGATGGAATGCGCTCGAGCATTCCGAGGAGGCGCCGGACGATTAGGCCGCGCAATCCATGCGCCTCATTTACGATATAGGCGCGGCCCGATTTGGCGCCCCATCCATACATATGCTGTTCACGGTCTATTCGGTCGAGGGAGGCGCTGTCGAGATCCCCGGCGCTGTCGAATTCGGTAATGCATAGATCCTCCGCGCCCTGATGGGCTATGATCCGTGCCAGCGTCGTTTTGCCGGTCCCTGAGGGCCCTGATAGCCAATAGGCAGATCCTCCCCACCCTGCGCGATGGATATGCGTTTCAATGGCTGTAACGGCCTTCTGTTGCCCGACTACGCTCGTGAACGTAGTTGGACGGTGTTTTTCGTATAGCTGCATAATGAAAACTCCTAGTAAAGCGATATGGTTTGTTGTCAAGTACTTGACAAATGAACTCCCACTAAGGCGGTAGTCTTTGTTGTCAAGTACTTGACAAATGGCAAGCCGACAGCCTACGGCTTTGGCCAGACATTATCCTCGTAAACCCCGTTTTCCGCCAAATTGATAGCCCTACGCGCCATCATGGCGGTAGCGTCTTTGCGGTCGATGCTGCCCGGCCGGCTATCGCCAGGTATCTGGCCGGCCGAAGGCGATGTGTCGAATGACAATTTCCACGTGATCTGTTTACACGCTTCCAGGAGCGCTGGCGCCGCTGCGAGCAAACGAGCGTTCGCTTCTTGTTCTTCGTCGGGTACGATGTGGTCTTTGCGCGTATAGCACACGCGCGCCACGGGCCCGGCCGGCGATAGGATGACATAGTCGCCGGCGAAATCGACAATGGCATAACTCCAGGGTTCGTCTGTGCGTTTTTCTATCAACATGATATATGCCTCCTAGCTATTCTTTGCCACAATGCTTTTGGCTTCTGCAATGGCTTTGCCCAGTGAACTACGAGGGCCCCTATGCTCGCTATATCCCTCCCCACAATAGATGAGCTTGATGCCGCGTTTCGCTAAGACGTCTTGGCGCAGGATTTGTGGACACTCGACCCCGTTTGGCGTGAGAGTTACCGCCACGTACGTGTCGGGCCCTCCCCATGTGTTGTTGCCGCTGCCGCGGGACTTCTGCGATCTGATATGCATTTCCGCCTTCATAATGAAAACTCCTAGTAAAACGATATGGTTTGTTGTCAAGTACTTGACAAAAGTGGTCTATTCAGATACACGGTGATGCCCGTATCGTAGCCGCAAAAGATCGAGTGTCTGACTACGGCGACGTCCGGCTTGAGCTCGAGCGTCAATCCCTCGACGGGATTCGACCACGGAGCCGGCATATTGCCGAACACTCTCGTTTGGCCGGCAGTGATCTGGACGGCGGCATACTGGTTGCGAGATCCACCGTCCCAATTCAGATTGTAGAGTGTGACGTGATCGGTCACTGCAAGGCGGAATTTCCGGCCACGATAGTCGGGGAATACGCGTTTCACGATATCCCAGACTTGCGCTTTCTTTACTTTCTCCATGATTTATACTCCTAAGTCTCTAGTGTCGCACAATCCAACATACCCATTGGGGCCCGTCGGTGTGGTTCCACCCAGCGCGCTCCTCCTCGAGATCCTGCATCGCCGCCAGGCACTCATCGTGGCTGGCCACAAGCGCAGGTCCATCGCCCGTTTGGTACGGGTCATGCAATTCCCATAGTTCTTCCATCGTGATGCCTCCTAATAAGATTGATTGTGTCATTGCTACTATAATAGGGGTCGAGATTGAGATAAGTCAAGCAAAGAAAACAGCCTACCATAGCCGGGATAGGCCGGAAAACGTTAGTTACGGTGCCGTAAACGCCGATTCTACAGCCAAAAAAAAACCACAGAATCGCCGGCGAAACGCAAACGGACACCTAGCCAAGTGAGATGGAAGGCGGCATAATGGGCTAATGGCTGGATCATCCGACAGACAGCTCAATCGTAGAGAAAGACTCCTCGTAGATTTACTCCCTGCCCACAATTGGAACGTAGGCGCAGCGGGAGTAGCAGCGGGATATTCCCGGGCATATGCCAACGCAGACCTCACAACACGGGCTAGAGACGACCCGTGCCTATCGGAGGCAATCAGACGCAAGCAAACCGAGATCGTAGCGCCGCTGGAAGATAGACGTACAAAGCGGCTGGCGGACCTCGACAGGATCATCGAGGACCCCAAAACACCGTGCCGAGACAGGATCAGGGCGATACAGGTTCAAGGCCAGATGAGCGGGTGGCTGTCCGAGACAAGAGTACTCGAGACGGGCCCACGGCAGCGGGAACTCAACGATAGCCAGTTGGCCGAAGCCAAGCGGTTGGCGCTCCTGCGCTTCCAGACGTGGCGGTTGCCGGGTGATGCAGGGCCGGCAGTCATCGATGCCGAGCCTTCGACAGAGCCGGCAATCATCGACGTCGAGCCCGATGCCGGCCGGCCGGACGATGCCTCCGAGCCGGGCCCAGACTCCATCGACGTCGCCGAGTGTCAAGTACTTGACAAGCCGGATGCCGATGCAGCCGCCCTCGATGCCGGTTGCAAAGACGCCACAAACCACGTGCAAACCGCCGGCAAACCGGGCCCGGACTCCGATGCCGGCGGAGGCGACGATGAGTGGATGGACGCTTTGAGCCGGCTTTGAGGCGGCTTTGAGACGGCCAGAGCCGCGTTTCGGGGGCCTAGGGTGGGCCCGTTCGCGTAAAATCGGACCCCATTGCCCCCCGCGCGGGGTGTCCCGCACTGTTCCCCTCTCCCGTCCGTGGTGTCGGGGAATTGGCCAAAGAAGACTAAATCGCTCTCCAATAGACCATAGTATGGCATGGTTTCTGGGCTGAAAATGCAGGTTGCTATTTACTTGCTGGTTGTAGGGTCAGTAAATTGCCTGTAAATTGCTCATGGGTGTCGGGTGGTATTTTGAAACGAAATTTCGTTTTGGAATGATTAGTTGCGTGGTTAGGAGTGGTTGGATACATTGTACTTTGTCGTATGGGAGTCCACAAGGGTTTGTCAGATAGAGGGCACAGGCGATGAGTAGACCGTTGCATGTACCGGCGCATATGATGGAGAAGCACGGGTTATCGGTTCGGGGTGTGGTACGGGAGTCGATACCGTTGAAGCGTGGCCGGGTAAGTTCGGTATTCCGGGTATTCAACGGTCCGGTCCACGTTGTAGCGATGTTCATGGAGATCACGGAGGCTGTTGAGAACGCGGCGTGCAACATGTCGTGGGTATTGCGTAGCACGGCGGGCGGATATCGGGTGATTGGTTCGGCGGTTGACATTAAGGCGGCGGCGTTAGGCGATTTCATATGGGCGGAATTGGATGGCACAGCGTTAGTGAAGGCCGCGACGGGGACCGGTTTGATTCACGGGGGCGTTTTTTGCGGTCAGGCGGCGGGTCGGGGTACGATATTACCGATTGGTGGCATCGACATTGTGTTGGGCACGTCTGTTTTGGCGACGGGGATGGGTCGTTTGTACGTGTACTACGTTCCGTTGATCCACAACGCGTGCATTGTGGCGGAAGAGTGGCGTACGACTACGACGAGTACGACGACGACTTCGAGCACAACGAGTTCGACCGCGAGTACAACGAGTTCGACAAGTTCGACGAGTTCGACCGCGAGTACGACGAGTACGACGAGCACAACGAGTACGACGGCGAGTACGACATCGAGTTCGACGACGACGACATCGACGACAACGACAGGTCCATAGATGGGAACGGAAGAGGTTGGCGTAGGGGACATTTCCTCGATTGACGCCGCCTATTGGGCCGTAGTCAATCGGGTGAAGTTGCAGCATGGGGTATGGTCGTTTGAGGATCGGCCGTACCTTGCGGAGCCGATGCAGTGTCGGCTGTTGGGCGGTCCTCGTCGGCGATGCTTCATGAAGGCGACGCAGGGCGGGGTGACGGAGCAGCAGGTGTGCGAGACATTGTGGGGTTTGATTTACGGTTATTACCCTCGCGGCGTATTGTATCTATTCCCGACGACGGAGGACGTTCGCGAATTTTCGAAGGCTCGGTTCGGTCCGTTGATCAGTTCGAATCCGACGACGATAGGTCGGTACGTTCGTGACACGGATACGGCGAGTTTGAAGCGTGTCGGCGATGCGGTGTTATTTTTGCGTGGTGGTACGTTGAGTACGCGGTTGGAGGTTGACGCGAAGGAGTCGGGCAAGCTTCGTGGCATTTCGGTTGACAAGGTCGTGTACGATGAATTGGATCTGATGGACCCTGACGTAATGGTGAAGGCTCAGGGTCGGATGGGCGCATCGGAGGTTCGGGAAGAGGTCTACATATCGAATCCGACGTTACCGGCGAGCGGTATTGCGGCGGTCTTCGACCAGAGCGACCAGCGGCATTGGTTTCGGCGTTGCGTTCATTGCGGGTTGGAGCCTCCAGGCGGTGCGGATTGGTCGTGGTTCATGGATGGGGGGAACGGGTGGGTCTGCGCGGAGGTCCAATTCCCGGACAATGTGAAGGTCGGGCCGGACGGGGTTGGGTACATTGCGTGCCGCAAGTGCGGTAAGCCGGTCGATTTTCGGTTAGGCATATGGGTTCCGAAGTTCCGCGACCGGTCGGATTACATGTGGGGGTATCGATGGAGTCAGTTGAGTTCGCCGGTCAATGACCCGTGGGAGATTCTGACCCAGTACGCGAATCCCCCGGACGGCAACTTGGCTGACATTGTCCGGTTGCGGTTGGGGCTTCCGTTCGTCAGTGCCGAGGACAAGCTGGAGAAGGGTCAGGTCTATTCCTGTTGCACGAGCCAAATACAGATGGCTGGCCACAAGGGCCCTTGCGCGATGGGGGTGGACGTTCGTCGGCACAAGAACGTGGTCATTGGCTACCGGGCGAGTCGGGAGCGGTTCCAGGTGGTTCGAGTCGCTCGGGTCCAGACCTGGGACGAAATTCTGGACATGATCGGCCAGTTCAACATCCGGTCGTGCGTGGTTGATATTCGTCCGTACGAGGACGCGGCTCGGACGTTCCAGAAGAAGTCACTTTCGGTCGGTTGTCAGACGTGGCTTTGCGAGTACAGCGAGACGACTCCGGTCGCTCGGCACTACGCGACGAAGACGGGCATTGTGAAGGTCAACCGTACGGAAATCATGGACCTGACGCACCGTTGGATTGCCTCCGGTCATATCTTGTCGTTGCCGAAACGGTCGGCGGAGATCGAGCAATTCGCACTGGAATGCTGTTCTACGGCGAAGGTGGAAGAGAGGAACCGGCGGACGAACCAGTTGGTCTTTCGCTATCGGAAGTTGGGGACGGACCCGGACGATTACCGGCATGCGTTGAATTATTTCGCGTTGGCGGCCGATGGGGGTAGAATTGCAGTGGCAGGCCAGGGTCAGCGTCGTCGGACCGGACGGGCGAAGACGGAATACGCGATCTATTGAGGATTGTAATGTCCAGTTATCGGGAGCAGTTGGCGGAAATCAACGCGGCGATCTATCGCGGCTTTCGGGCCGGGATCTGCGATTCGGACGGCCATAGCGTCAAGAATGAGCACGGCCAGCCGGTGAAGAAGCCTCGCTTTCACGGTTCGAGCGTTGTTCGCCGCAAGGTCTATCCGAGGTTCAGGGCATGCAGATAGGGTATATTGGTGGTCTAGAGGCCGATGAAGTGCTTCGCCCGCTGCTTGAAGACTGGCAGCTAGAGGCCAAGCACGGGGACTTCGGATTGGATGTGGATGTCGATAAGGTCTTGGAGGGATTGCGGAATCTTGATCAGGGCGCGATTATCGTGTGTCGTGAAATCGACACGGCTCTCGCGTTCTTTGCCGTCGCTTTGACCGAGAGTATCGTCGGGTACGATCTAGTGGCGCTCGAACGATACTGGTATTCCTCGCGCCAGGGTTCGCCGCTGGCCGGCATCAAGGTGTACGACGAGGCGGTGCAGTGGGCCCGGCGGAGGGGTTGTTCGCATTTGATTCTCGTCGCGTCGAATCTGGCGTCGGCGATGCATGACAAGGTAGCCCGTTTCTGCGAGCGCCGGCATATGCGATTATTGGAAACGGCGTTCATTCAGGAGTTGTGACATGGAAAGCGCACTGAACTATCTGAAGGTCGGGCTGCTTGCGAAGAACTGGCTGGCGTTGGTGACGAAACTGAAGAACGATACGGGCCTTCCAACGGTCGGCAAGCCGGCGGCGATTCCGCTTCAAACGGAGGAGCTGTTTCGGAAATTGCGAGCCCGCCAGGGGCGTGCGGCTACGATTCTGGCCGGCGACGTATCTCCCGACGAAACGAGTCTGCGCCGTAGGACACTGTTGAGCTAAGAAAGGTCGCACGTGGACACTAAGAAGTCGGCGAAAGAACTTTTGGAATTGCAGGAGCGTGCGAAGAGCTGGCAGGCGAATTTCCGTTCGCTCTGGCAATCGGTGAGCGATTTGATCTTTCCACAGACGTTCGGGATCAGCAACTACACGTCGCCGGGCAGCAACTTGATGCTGAATCTGTTCGACACGACGGCCGTTACGGAGGCCCGGAATATGGCGAGTGGGCTCTCGAACAACCTGTTCCCTGCGGGGCAGCGATTCTTCGACCTGGTCGATACGCCGGACAGTGGGGCGAATCGATACCAGGCGTACCTGGTGGAAGAGGCGCATGAACTGATTTTCAAGTCGAATTTTCTCGCACAGGTCAATAACGCGATCCACTATTGGTTGACGTTCGGGATAAGCTGTACGTATTCAGCGTGGGACATTCGCAATGGGTTGCATTATCGCGATTATCCGATAGGAACGTATCAGTGCATGGAGAATGAGGTCGGTGTCATCGACACGATGATTCTGACCTGTCCCATGACGGCCCGTCAATTGGTTATGCGGTTCAAGGACCCGGGCCCGAGCGTGGTCAAGGCGTATGCGAATCCGGAGACCCAGAACCAGAGTTTCGACATGGTATGGGTGGTTCGGCCGCGCGCCGACCGAGACCCGGGCCGGCTCGACAATCTGAATATGCCGTTCGAATCGATCTACGTCCAACGAGACGATCAAGTGATTATCGAGGAGGGCGGTTTTCCGGAATTCCCCTTCGCCGTACCCCGCTACGAGGTCGTCTATCAGGAAGTGTACGGGCGGGGCCAGGGCGTTATGATGCTACCGAAGGTTCGGATGCTCAACCGTCTGGCGAAGGATTTCATAGAGAACAGCAACAAATGGGTTCGGCCGCCGCTGGAGGTTTTGGAGAGCTTTGAAGGCGATGCGGATTTGACGCCCGGCGCGGAGAATATCGTCCAGCAGATCGGGTCGATTGCGGCTATCGACCTGGGCGCCAAGGGTTCATTCCCTATCGGCAAGGACATTATCGAGCACCATCAGGAAGAGATTCGGCAGGGGTTCTTCAAGAACGCATTTCAGGCCCTTAGTCCGCTGACGGGCGATAGGCGGACCCAGATCGAGATTATTGAAAGACTCAAGGAGGGCATGAAGCAGTTGAGCAAGCCCATAGGCAGATTGTTCGACGAGTTGTTGACTCCGATTCTGACGCGATCACTGCTCTTATTGATTCGAAACGGCGTTGTTCCGCCGCCCCCGCGGGAACTGCAAGGGATGCCGATAAAAATCAACCTGATAAACCCGCTGGCCTTGGCACTTCGCGACCAGCAGTCGAGGGGCTTGCAATACTGGGTTGGGGCCCTGGACCTCATTGAGCCGTTATTCCCCGGTACTCGTGACAACGTAGATGCCGACCGGGCGTTCCGCGACCTGGGCCGGTCGCTCGGGGTCAAGGTCGATCATATCAGGCCGATCCGACAGCGAGACGAAATTCGCCGTCAGCGGGCGGAAGAAGAGGCGGAAAAGGAGCGCACAGCCCTTGCACTGGCCGCCGCCGAGGGATACAGTAAGATTACGGCCGCTCCACAAGAGGGCAGCCCGCTGGCAAACTAAGAAGGAACCGTCATGGATGACGCCGTTACAAGGGCATACAAGGACACATTCGAGACGGAGTCGGGCAAAGTCGTTATTGCCGACCTCGTGAGGCAATGCCCGCTCGTTACCGTGCCGTGTGATGTCCACCAAGCCCTTGTCAATGAGGGCCGGCGAGCACTCCTGATGCATATCATGACGATCCTGCAAAGAGACGCATCCGTTACGTACCGGTTGCGGCGCAGAAGAACAGTGTGAAACGGGAGAACGCCATGGGCAAGGACGATCCAATTACGCAAGACGCCCCCATTGTTGGGCATGATGGGGTGTTTGCAGAGAACTGGCGAGACAGCTTGCCAGAAGAACTGCGCAACGAACCCTGCCTGGATACCGTGCAGGATTTTGCCGGCGCCATCAAGCAGTTGGTCCATCACAAGAAAATGACGGGCATGGAGAAGGTCGTGGTCCCGAAGGCCGATTCCGGGCCCGAGGTATGGGACGCTTTCTATACTGCCGCCGGCCGACCGAAAACGGCGGGCGATTACCCCGTTGAAGTGCCGGAGGATCTGGCGGAACTCTTCAGTCAGGAGCGGGTCGAGGCCGCCAAGGCGTTCGCGCATGAGCACGGGTTCAGTACTGCGCAGTTCGATGCCTACATGCGATACGAAATGGACGCGGCCCAACAGATGCTCACTCGAATGAAAGAGGTACAGGAACAGAACAGGATCAAAGCGGTCGATCAACTCAAGAAGGAGTTCGGCGGCGCCTATGAGGAGAGAATGCATATCGCCAAGCGGGCCGTGGCGGAACTTGTGCCCGACGCAGAAGCGCGGATGCAACTGCTCGAACGGTTCGGCGACGATCCCATGTTCATTGGGTTCGCGTCTACGTGCGGTGCCAAACTCGTCGAACATTCAGCATTGGTGGCAAAAATGACGCAGGACACTCCCAAAGAAGCGCAGGCGAAGATCACGGAATTGCGGAATACTCCGGGCTACATGAATGGAACGATTTCGCCGGAGGAAAGTGCCCGGATCACGAACGAAATTTCGGACCTCTACAAGAGAATCTATCCGCAAACAAACTCCGGCAGTCACGAAGTGGAGTTTGAAGTACCAAGGATGTAATGCGGACTATCAGCGGCGGCGACTCGGTGCGGTCAGAGCCGAATCGCCAGCGAGACTGACCCGCCGTGTATCGCACGATAAACGAAGGCAGGACCTTGACGGTCGAGATTATCCTTGCCGACAAGCGTATATCCCTTTGTTTTGAGGTGATATATGGCCATTTCCAGCACGATAGAAACTGCATTTGCCATGCAATACGGGTCGACTCTATACACCCTATCGCAGCAATTGAAGTCCAAGTTCGTGCCCCTAGTACGACAGGAAACGGTTAACGGCGAGTCCAGATCGTTCGACCGGTTCGGAGAGGCGGAAGTCGAGGATATCACGACCAGATATCCAGACACTCCGCTGAACGAAATACCGAACACTCGTCGATGGGTGACCCCGGCCGGCAGTCATACGGCGTGTATGGTTGACCCGCAAGACGAAGCGCAGATGATCCTGCGACCGACCAGCAAGTATCAGCAATTGCAGGCGGCCGCGTTCGGACGGAAGAACGATGAGATCATTATCAGCGCTGCGCTCGGGACCGCCGCCGCCGGAAAGACGCCGACGACCGCTTCTGTCGCGTTCCAAGACGAGTCCATCAGCATAAACGGCGATGGAACGGCTACGACGCTCGGCACACTGGCCGCCGTGGCCACCATCGTCGATATCACTCTTGCGAAGATGCAGCTCATGCTGCTCATCTACAATCAAGAGGATGTTGACCCGGACATGAAAAAGTACTGGGCGGTCCATCCGAAAACAACGTCGGACATGCTCGGTCTCACCCAAGTCGGTTCGGCCGACTACAATACCATCAAGACGCTGACTACCGGCAAAGTGGAATATTTCATGGGATTCCACTGGTTCTGGTCGAATCAGATCACGAAGGACGCCGCGACCGAAACCGGTTATCGGTCCATCTCCTTCGTGTCCGACGGACTCGTGTACGGGTCCGCCGAGGCCCTGACGACCAGAATAGGCGAACACCCTGGCAAGTCTTACGTTACGCAGATCTATGCCCGTCAGCGGGCAGGGGCCGTGCGGATGGAAGGCGCCAAGGTCCATGAATGTCTCAACAAGGTTGCCTAACCAAGGAGGTTTCTTATGGGCGTAACACTGGAAGGCGGTTTGCATCTCACCGCCCCATCGTACCCCAAGGGAATCATCTTGGGGGACAAGAGTCAGCCGTTGCAGAGCATTTACGAACAGAGTTCCACCCAGAACTATCACCTGGGCACAAAACTCATGTACGACGATGGTCGTGTCTTTCGTTATGCACTCAACGGCGCAGTCGATTTGTCGAAGGCGCTCATGGCGTCGTCGGCGGCAACGGAATCCAAGTGGTTCGAGATAGCGCAGGCCACGTCCGGAACGTCAGTGGAGATCGGCGATCAGGAAATTATCGTCGATATCACCACCGGCTCTTCCAAGGCGGAAAATGCCTGGGCCGACGGATCGTTGGTCGTCAACAAGAGTACGGGTCTCGGCGATATCTACAAGGTATTGGCGAGCAAACTCGTAACCGGTGACGATACCAAAGTGCGGGTTCTGTTGGAAACTCCCATCCGAACGGCATGGGCGGCGGGTTCGGAAATCACCGTCATGCTGAACCGATGGTACAAGACAGTGGTCTTCGCGACCACGCGGGTTGCCGTAGCCGCCGGCGTCCCGTTGATCGATGTTACGGCTGCGTACTACTATTGGGCGCAGACCGGCGGCGATTGCCCCATGCTCGTCGATGCGGGCGATACCCTGGTTCTCGGCGGGCCCGTCGGAGAGCCGGGCACGCATGGGACCGCAGGCGGAGTCGGCGTCGTTGCCAACGACGGTACCGATGAGGTCTGGGGTTTTGCGCGGTATATCGCCGACGCCGGCGAGGCGGCGATTATCGATCTGTGTCTGGATCGGTAAAGGAGTGGCGTATCACGGGCGGGCGGGGTTCAGGCCCCGCCCGCATTGTCAAAAAGGAAAGATATGGGACCCACCGAAATCTGCAATATGGCTCTTGCCAGAATCGGGGCACGGCGAATCAACGACTACGCCGATTCCAGTGATACCAAGCTGGAAGCCGTGCAGTGCCGGCTATTCTATCCAAACGTGGCCAGGGAACTCATTCGGTCGCACCTGTGGCGATTCGCCAAGCATCGGGTCCAGTTGAGCCAGTCAACAGTCACGCCGGCCTTCCAGTGGAGCTACCAATACGAACTCCCCAACGATTTCCTGCGTCGTATCGACGTATGGGACGGCGCTGATATACGGGACGGACACACCTTTACAAGTTACGAATTGGAAGGCAAGTACCTGCTCACCGACGAAGAGACTGTCTATCTGCGGTATGTTCGCTGGGTCGAGGACGTGACGAAGTGGGACGCCCTGTTCGTGGCGATGGTCGTGTTGAAGCTGGCGGGCAATCTGGCCATGCCTCTGACGCAAAACGAGAAGGTGAAGCTGGCCATAGACAATGAATGGAAGAGCGCCATGCCAAAGGTTCGAGCGATGGACCGGGAAGAGGGGCGGCAGATCGGGCGCGACGCATTACGGACCTGGGTCGATGCCAGGTTCTCGGATACCGCATAACTAAAGGAGAACGGCCATGAGAATTGATGTAGGGTGTGGGGGCGGAAGACGCCCCGCAAAGGGGTACGACGTCTACTGCGATAAGTTTCGGCCGGAGAATCCGCCGGACCCGTTCGTGTGCTGCCCCATGGAAGCCATGTTGTTCGACGACAAGCAGTTCGAGTTTGCACGGTGCCACCATGTTATCGAGCACGTCGATGATCCGGATCGGGCCTGCCGAGAGCTATGCCGCATCGCCGAGGCGGGGATTCTGTCGTTTCCGCCGCCGCAAGCGGAGATCATGTTCGGCCGGAAAGACCACAACTGGTTCGTTTTCGTGGATCGAGGACGGCTGCTCTTCGTCCGGAAACGGAATCCGTCGTATGGTGTTCCCAGAGCGGTGACGCGCTGCGAATTGAACGTGGACTTCCATTGGAAAGGGGGTTTCGAATGGCAAGTGGTACTGTAGCCTATTGGGACTCCGTTACGGAGAGGAAGTATCGGGCGATGCAAAGACGGCATCCCTTGATATGGAATTTCGTTCACAACGCTATCCAGGCGTGGCAGGTGAAATCCGTTTTGGAAGTCGGCTGCGGTCTCGTACCCAAAGCGAAGGAATGGGTGCCGATCTATCAGGGCATCGACCTGAATCGGGCAACCGATGCGATCCACGAAGACTTTAGCCGAATGCCGGAGTCCGCATTGAAGCCATGGCGGAATGTCGATCTGTTTCTGGCCTGTGGGGTATTGGAACACATTGAAGCCGGCTATGAGGCATTCCTGTGGCAGGTCAAGGCGCTGCAGCCCCGGCGGGCGATACTCACCTTCTTCCATGGTCTGCATTGGGACGCCGACTCCTGCGAGAAGGACCCGAGAGGGTTCTACGTGCATGTCTACAACCAGACGAAGCTGGAAACCTTCCTGAGCAACCACGGATTCAATTTCGAGATTCAAGAACTCGGTCCGCACGATACCGTGCTGCTCCTGGAGGACGCGTCCTATGTCCATTGATGTCAGTGTCGTAATCCCCTTCTGCGACGAAGGGGCGAATGTTATCTTTACAACGCAGGCCATCATTGAAGAACTGCATGGATGGTGCAACTACGAAGTTATCCTGGTCGATAACATGAGTCACGACCACCTGGAAATCAAGGCCGGCGGCCGTGAATATACGGGCTACAGTCGGAACTACTGGGAGAATGAGAGGACCGGTCGCAGACTCAATACGTGGTTCGTTCGCAAGGGACTGGTAAAATACTTCCAGTACGACGAGAAACAGGGCCACTGGAACGCCAAGAATTTCGGAATCGCAAAATCGTCCGGCAAGTACGTATTCTTCCTGGACGCTCATTGCGTGATGAAACGCGACTCGCTTCGCCACATGGTAGCCTTCCTCGACGAAACGGAAGGCAAGGTCCTTGGAATCCGGGACGGATTCCCCTACCGGGTCGGCGCCGTTCACGCCTATATCAATTACATACTGGATAGTCGATGTCTGGAATACAGGCCACAGCGAAAGACGTTCGGCTATCAATTTTGCACGCATCAGAGCGAGGAATACTTCGTCAACAGCCGGGAAGGGGTGCCGCGTCGGGCACTCCGGTTCCCAACCGTTCCGTATCAGGTCTGCGTGATGAGCACATGCGCTATGATGTGCCGGCGGTCGGTACTGGATCAACTCGGGCCGTGGAGTCCGGAATTGGGGATCTACGGTGGCGGGGAGTCGTATATCAATTGGAAGCAATCGATCTGCGGACAGGGCCATTGGATCGTCCCGCAAGCCTGGTGCTGGCATTTTGCCGATAAGCGCGGCTACAGTTGGAATTGGACGGATTTCACGCGGAACTCCATGATTGCCGCCTACGTGGTCGGCGGTGAGGAATTTTTGCAGGAACAGGTGGATCTGCGACTGAAAAAATCGAGCCCTGAAGTGCTCGAATCACTCGCGCAGGATGTGCGGGAGAAATGCGGGCCCGACAGGCGGAACGTCGAAAATCGCCAGATGGTTTCCTTCGACCGGTACATGAAGTACTGGGAGGAACACCCTGGAACCTGGAAATAAAGGGGTAGGATATGGCGTACAATCCCGCTGGGCCGTTGTCCTGCCATTTATGGGCGCGACTTGAAGACGGCGCCCTCACTACCGATTCCTCCCGGCAAGGTAACACCCTTACCAATCTCAATTCGGTCACTTCCAGCACAGACCATAAGGAAGGGTCTCATTCAGCCGATTTTGACGCCGGGTCTAGCCAGTGCCTCTACAGGACGGACGCGAACCTGTCCTCCGGATTTCCGGGTAAAACCGGAGATTCCGTTCACAAAATCACAGTTTGTTGCTGGGTCAAGTTTGACGATGTAACCCCATCGACGCCGGTCGGCGTTGTTCGGAAGTATGATTACACGAATGACGGGCGGTCCTGGGGCATCAACCTCAAGCACACGACGAGCGTCATCGTTTGGAACGTCGGCTACGACGGCGGCGGCGAGTACGAAGGGGTCGAATTCACAACCGCCTGCGAGGTCGGCAAGTGGTATCACGTCGGATGCACGTTTGACGGTAGTACGGGCGCGTATCGGATTCGCATCTACGACGCCACGGCCGACGACCAGCTTGACGACGATGTCACGGGTACGTGGAACGATGCCGATCTGCCGGGTACGGACGCTCCGTTGGTGCTGGGTGCCTACCTAGAGAACGATCTGACGGCCCTGCGGTTCATGGATGGGCACCTTGACGATGTCGTGATTTACAATGACGTCCTGAGCGCTGATGAGATTGACGACCTCCGCGATCAGACGATGACCTCGACGACTACCAGTACGACTACCACTACCACTACCACCACAACGACCACGACCACGGCGAGCACAACGTCATCGAGTACGACGACGACAACGACGAGTACGACGGCGAGCACAACGTCATCGAGTACGACGACGACCACGACGAGTACGACGGCGAGTACGACGTCGTCAAGTACGACCACAACAACCACGACGGCGACGGCCAGCACGACGTCATCGAGTACGACCACAACAACCACCACGGCGACAGCCAGCACGACGTCATCGAGCACGACAACGACGACGACCACGGCGACATCCAGCACGACGTCATCAAGCACGACAACGACCAC